AAGAAACAAGTTCAAGCACAAATTAAAGCTACACAAGACCAATTAAGAGGACTGCAACAGCAGTTACGATCAATCAAATGAGAATTATAGACATCGTAGATGAGATATACATGACCAATGAAGAGAAAGCTCTTTTGGAAACTATCGACGATGTCCGCCCGCTTGGATCATTTCCAGAGCGCGAACAAACCATTATCAATAATCTAATTCGTAAGAGTATAATAAGTAAAGTACAAACACAAAGTGGAACGATAGTGGTGATACGGAATGACAGCTGAAAATCTATTACATGACCTCGAAGAAATTGTTAACAAAGGACTTGAAGACAGTGCTATGCCTTATCAAAGAGGTAATAGTATTAGAATCAAGCATATTGTGGTGCGTAAAAGCCCTAAAGGTTATTTGATCTATGATGCTAAAGAAAATCGTCAAATAGTAAGAACTTATTTTAAAACCACAGCAGTTGCTATTGCTAAAAATCTTGCACAAGGTGTTGATATTACAGAAACTGCAATGGAATTTGACGACACAATGTTAAAACATTACAACGATGCAATATTCTATAAAAATTCGATACGTAATACAACTGACGCAAGTAAAAGAGAAATAAGAGAAACTAGACTAGATGTTGCTATACAAGAGTCACGGCGTGTACGCAGTCTTTTAGATCGTTATATTTTTTGTTAAGTGATAAATATATTATAGAACACCTATCAACAGGAATAAAAAAATGCAAATTAGAGAATTTTCAAAGCCAGTTACGGCAGCAAAACTAAATGAAAGCCTAGCACAACGCTTTGGTTCAAAGATTAATATTGATGCGTTTACTACAGAGCAACTACAAGATGCTCGTAATAAATTGCGTACAAAAGTATTCAACGTAGAAACAACTGAAAGTTTCGACGCAGTACAAAACACAGAATATTCTAAAAACAAAATGTTTTTGGATGTTCTTAATGCTGCACTTAACGAGCGTGATGATGTTGCAGTTGCAATTGACGAAGCAATTGAGCAAGTTAATGAAGGTGAAGAAGACAAAGCAGAGCTAGTAATGGCAGCTAAGGACATGGTTGATCGTGTTACTGGTTGGATGGAAGACACAGCAGAAATGCAAACTGAGTCAATGTTAGAACTTGCTGATGCAATCCGTGACGAAATGGGCAGTGAAGCAGCTGAATCATTTACAAATACAATTAAGCCTGCACTTGAAGCAATGTATGGTGTAATGGAAACAACACGAGTTACACTAACACAAGGTGTTGGTATGCTAACAGGCGAAGCTGAGCCAATGGATACAATGGGTGCTGAAGAGCCAGACATGGATATGGAGCCAACTGTTGATGGCGATGTAGACATGGATATGGAAGAGCCAGCAGCAGACGACGAATTTGGAGCAGCAGATGCAGCAGCTGGCGGCGAAGAACTAGGCGGACGTGAAAAGCGTGAGTCAGTAGACCATTCAAAAAAAAAGTAAATGAAGCTGTAGATAGTGCTACTATCTACGCTTTACTAAGACAACAAAAAGCGGCCGGTGTGGCCGCTTTATCTATGAACAAGCTAGACAAATACATGCGAAATCAAGGCAAAGGAAACTTTGACTATGAAAGCTTCAAAGCAATGTACGATGCAGATCCTAGACTACAACAACTTGTAACCAACTTTGATCAAGATAAAATTGAGTTCAAACAAAGCGAAGTAGATGATGTTGCAGGAGCAGTACCAGGCAACCCAGGTCGTCCAAGTGACACTGTGGGCAAGATGGCAAAGAACGCTACGGACGTAGGCGCAGAACTTTAAATAACTAAGAGACTATAATGGCTTATTCAGATAAGGTGTTAGACCATTACGAGAATCCTCGTAATGTAGGTAAGTGGGATCCAGCAGACAACATTGGAACTGGAATGGTAGGTGCACCGGCATGTGGTGATGTTATGCGCTTACAAATTAAAGTAGAGAACGATGTAATAACTGATGCTAAGTTTAAAACATACGGCTGTGGTAGTGCTATTGCTAGTAGTAGTTTAGTAACAGAATGGGTAAAAGGTATGTCGCTTGACGATGCAGCTCAAATAAAAAACATAGATTTAGCAAATGAACTTGCACTTCCACCAGTTAAAATACATTGTTCAGTGCTAGCTGAAGATGCTATCAAAGCAGCAATAGCAGATTATAAACAAAATAAAACTTGACAACAACCTTACTTGGTGTTATTATATACACTAATAGGAGCTTTTTTATGACTGAACGATCGCAAGAAGACATAGTTAAAAACATTACAGAAGTAATGGAACAGTATGTAACACCAGCAGTAGCAAGTCACGGCGGCGAAGTTAATTTTGTTAGCTTTGAAAACGGTGTTGTACTAGTAGAACTAAGTGGTGCATGCTCAGGATGTGCAGGCAGTACAATGACACTCAAACACGGCATTGAACAAATGATGAGTAGTTTGATTCCTGAAGTAAACTCAGTAGAAGGCATTGATGATCCACTGTCAACTGTAGATCCTTTTTACATGAGCGATCCATTTGGTATGCATCACATCAATCTAGAAGATTATGACATAGACTTATCAGAGGATGATTAATTGAGTTTAATTATAGAAAAATACAAATATGAAAAATTAAAGCGTGTTGAAGTAGACGGCAAGCGCCGTTATGCAGCACCCGGCGGTCCACCTGTAGCAAGTGTAACAACTATTCTTAGTGGTACTAAGGATATGTCGCACCTTATTGCTTGGAAGAAGCGTGTAGGTGAAGCTAAAGCACAAGAAATTGTAACTGAAGCCAGCGGTGTTGGAACACGCATGCACCACTATCTTGAAACTTATGTAGAAACAGGAGAGTGGCCTACTCCAGGCAGCAATCCTTATGCACAGCAAGCACACTCAATGGCATGCGTTATACGTGATGAAGCAATGGTACACGTAGACGAGATATGGGGCAGCGAAGTTCCGCTGTATGTTCCTGGTATCTATGCAGGCACTACTGATCTAGTAGGACAATATAAAGGCAATCCTTGTATCATCGATTTTAAGCAAACCAACAAGCCAAAGAAGCCTGAGTGGGTAGAAGACTACTATCTACAGCTAACAGCGTATGCGCTAGGTCACAACGAAGTACACGGTACAGACATCCGCGAAGGACACATCTTTATGTGTAGTCGTGCAGGCGAGTATCAACAGTTTGATCTATGGCCTGATGAGTTTGCAGAGTGGGAACAAGAATGGTGGAATCGTTGCCGACAGTATTATGAGAAGCACGGATAAATACTACTACAATAACGTAGGAGTATTAGTATGGCCGTAGTTTCCATCAGCAGAATTCAAGTTCGTAGAGGACAAAAGAACACCGGTAGCGGATTGCCACAGTTAGCAAGCGGCGAGTTTGGTTGGGCTGTTGACTCACAAGAACTGTTTATCGGTAATGGATCTGTTAGCGAAGGCGCACCATTTGTAGGAAATACTAAGTTATTAAGTGAAAATGATAACTTATTTGAGTTTGCAAACACGTACCAATATAAAAGCGGCACAAACACACAAACTGGTGACTCGTCTAATAATCCAGTCTTGCGCACATTACAAGCAAGACTGGATGACAGAGTGAGCATACGTTCTTTCGGAGCGTTTGGCGATGGAACAAATCAAACTTTAGCTCTACAACGTGCTATTGATCAGTTGTATCTTAATGCATCGAACAAAGGACAATCTCAGGCAAGAGTAGAACTTATACTCGAACCAGGCGAGTATAATATTACTAATACAATTTATCTTCCGCCGTATGCAACTCTTAGAGGCGCAGGTGTTGATAAAACTGTTATTAATTCAGGTGCGTTTGCTGCGTTTCAAACTATAAACGAAACAAGCACACCAGGCGTATACGCTGATGATGCTAACAGCACTACATTAAATCAAGCAAGAGATATTCATATCTCAGGATTAACTATTAAAAGTTCTGGCGGTGCAGGATTATCATTAGTAAGTTGTAAAGATAGTACATTCAAAGATATTATACTTGAAGGATCGTATAGTTTAGGGGACGCATCTGTTAACGGTCTTGATGGAATACGTTTAGAATCTCTAAGTACAGCAGTTAGTAGTAATAATAACTTATTTGAAAATGTTATTATTCGACAATTCCAAAATGCAGTGTATTCAGATAACGACATTAAAGACAATGTATGGTTAAATTGTACGTTTGATACACTATGGCAAGGTATAGGATTTGGTGAATCTACTATACTTGGAACAAGTGGAATGCTTACTGGCCCAATTAACAATACAATAACTAATAGTAAGTTTGACAATATCTACACTTCGGCAATTAAGATTGTAAGTGGTACAGATAACATTAGTAATAATAATAAATTTTATAGTATCGGTAACGAAGGCGGCAGTGATCTATTAGCAAAGCATGCAGTTATTTGGTATAACGATATTCGAAACTCAAGTAAAGGTGATTGGTTCCAACGTAGTGAAGAATTAGGATATGAAGAAGCATATAAAACTGGAGTAGTCTATCATCCTGAAGTTAAAGGACCGACTATTACAGAGTTTTCAACTACTCACAAACTTACAATTGGTCAGTCAGGTGAGTATACAAAATTATTTAGATTGCCAGCAGACGAAGCTAAAGCATACGAAATAGAATACATTTATAAAAGTAATGTAATAACAGCTACGAGAACTGGAACGATGAGCCTTGTTGTTGATCCTGAAAATGATACATTTAATTTCTCAGATGATTACAATTTTACAGGCACGAATAACGATGCCGAAAAACTTAAATTTACAGCACAAAATTATGACGAAGATGGCGATTTATCAGTTGACACAATAGCTATTATGATGTTAAACTTAACAATAAGCGATAATGCTACAATACACTACAAGGTAAAAATCAAGTCATAATAAATGTTTGAAAAATCCTATGAACAACGATTAGCACTCTGGCGAGAGTTTCGCCATGCCCTTGAGGAGTCTAAAGATCCTATACAGGATACAATAGATTTCTACAATCAGGCACCTAAATGTTTGATTGCCGCTGATCCTTTTACTCCGAGCACATGGCCAGATCCATGGGAGTTATTAGAGGAAAATAATTATTGTTCCTTTGTTAAGATTCTTGCAATTTGTTACACCTTGCAGTTAACTGATGTTTTATCCCAAGCATCTTATGAGATACATATTACACGAGACAATGAAAACTCGGAGACACATTACTTACTTTTTGTCAACGACATTGTTATCGGATTCAACGGAGACACACATGTACACAGAAGCAAATTGCCGACCACTTTACGTTCTGAACTTGTTCATGCTCTTCCAACGCAACAATAAATACCTGACTAATTAGAAAAATTTAAAAGGATAACAACATGATTCAAGTTACCAAACGTGACGGCGCAAAAGAACTTCTAGATATTGATAAACTACACAAAGTTGTGTTTTATGCATGTGAAAACATTACAGGGGTTAGCCCAAGCGAAGTAGAACTTAAAAGTCAAATACAGTTCTACAATGGAGTAACTAGTAAAGAGATTCAAGAAACACTTATCAAGGCAGCCGCTGATCTTATTAGTGCAGAAACTCCTAACTATCAATATGTAGGTGGCCGACTTGTAAATTATGCACTACGCAAAGAAGTATACGGGGGGTTTGAACCTTGGCATGTTAAGGAACTGGTAGACAAGAACACTGCCGCAGGGTTTTATGACGAAGAACTTGTTACAAAATACAGTGACGAAGAGTGGGATAAAATTAATACATTCATCAAGCACGAGCGTGACGATGCATTAACTTATGTTGCTATGGAACAACTACGTGGCAAGTACTTGTGTCAGAATAGAGTAAGCGGCGAAATCTTCGAAACGCCGCAGATGTGCTATATTCTTATTGCAGCAAGTTTATTCCAAGACTATCCTGAAGATACAAGATTACAATGGGTGAAGGAATATTACGATGCCATTAGTTTACACGATATTAGCTTGCCTACTCCTGTTATGGCTGGCGTACGAACTCCGCAAAGACAGTTCTCAAGCTGCGTTCTTATTGAGACTGACGATAGTTTGGATAGCATTAATGCTACCGCCGCTAGTGTGGTTAAATATGTAAGTCAAAAAGCAGGCATCGGCATTGGTGGAGGCAGCATTCGTGCTATTGGATCGCCTATACGTAAAGGCGATGCGTATCACACAGGAATCATTCCTTTCTATAAGCATTTTCAATCAGCAGTAAAGTCATGCAGCCAAGGCGGTGTACGTGGCGGCGCAGCAACAATTTACTATCCGGTATGGCATTATGAAGTTGAAGACATGCTGGTGCTAAAGAACAACAAAGGCACAGAAGAAAACCGTGTTCGTCATATGGATTACGGTGTACAGTTTAACAAGTTGATGTATGAAAGACTAGTTACAGGCGGAGACATTACTCTTTTCTCACCAGCTGATGTGCCTGGATTGTATGAAGCGTTCTTTGCAGACCAAGACAAGTTCCGTGAACTATACGAAACAGCAGAGCGCAACACACGCCTACGCAAGAAAACTATTGCAGCAAGTGAACTTTTCAGCAGTTTTATGGAAGAGCGTAAGAACACAGGTCGTATCTATCTACAGAACGTAGACAATGCAAACGATCATGGTGCATTCCTTCCTGACGTTGCGCCTATTAGACAAAGTAACTTGTGTGCTGAAATCGACTTGCCAACCAAGCCACTCAAAGATCTAAATGATCCAGAAGGTGAGATTAGTCTATGTACACTAAGTGCAATTAACTGGGGCAACATTCGTACTCCAGCAGATTTTGAGCGTGTGTGTCGTTTAGCAGTACGTGGACTAGATGCACTACTAAGCTATCAGAACTATCCAATCCTAGCAGCACAGTTATCTACAGAGAAGCGCCGTCCTTTAGGCGTTGGCATTATTAACTTTGCATATTGGTTGGCTAAAAATGACTTGAACTATCAGCACATTGATGCAGACGGACTAGCACTTGTAGACGAATGGGCAGAAGCGTGGTCGTACTATTTGATCAAAGCAAGTGCTGACTTAGCAGTAGAGTTTGGCGCACCAAGTGGCAACATGGAAACAAAATATGGTCACGGCATTACACCTAACCAAACATACAAGAAAGATCTTGACGAGTTAGTTAAGCACAAAGAACGCATGGACTGGAACGGGTTGCGTAAGCAGTTAAAAGCTACAGGCATTCGTAACAGTACGCTAATGGCTCTTATGCCAGCTGAAACGAGCGCACAGATTGCAAATGCAACTAATGGTATTGAACCACCACGCAGTTTGATCAGTGTTAAGCAATCAAAGCACGGTGTACTCAAACAAGTTGTTCCCGAGTATAAACGTTTGAAGAATAAGTATGACTTGTTATGGGACCAAAAAAGTCCAGAAGGTTATATCAAGATTATGGCTGTACTACAGAAGTATATAGACCAAGGCATTAGTGTTAACACTAGTTACAATCCAATTTACTTTGAAGATGAAAAGATTCCAATGAGCACAATGCTACAGCATTTGTTGATGTTCTACAAGCTAGGCGGCAAGCAGTTGTATTACTTTAACACTAATGACGGACAAGGCGAAGTTGATGTTAACAAATTGATGGGCGAACTTGAAGTTGTAGAAATTGACGATGCAAATTGTGAAAGCTGCACAATTTAATAGTTGACACGCCTTTCGAGGCGTGTTACTATATACTATATACACAGATACACAAGGGTAAGATATACATGAGCGTTTTTAACACTGCAAACAAAGCAGACCACACTAAAGTATTAGCATTTCTAGATCCGACAGGCGGTCCTACAATCCAGCGTTATGATACGCTAAAGTATAAAAGCTTTGATGGACTTACAGACAAGCAACTAGGATTTTTTTGGCGCCCAGAAGAAGTTGATGTAACCAAAGACAGCAAAGACTTTAAAGGTCTTAGTGAACACGAGCGTCATATCTTTACTAGTAACTTGAAGCGTCAGATCCTATTAGACAGTGTACAAGGTCGTGCACCAGTAGAAGCATTTGCACCAATTGTAAGTTTGCCAGAGATTGAGAACTGGATTCAAACATGGACATTCTCAGAAACCATTCACTCACGTAGTTATACACATATTATTCGTAATGTATACAGCAATCCTAGCAAAATCTTTGATGAAATGATGGACATTGAGGAGATTGCTGATTGTGCTGGAGACATTAGTAAGTACTACGATGATCTTATTGAGATGAGCAGTTGGTATAACTTGCTAGGCGTAGGCACACACACTGTTAACGGTAAGAAGATTACAGTTGATCTTTATGAACTAAAGAAACTGTTGTGGCTTACACTAATGAGTGTTAACATTCTTGAAGGTGTACGTTTTTATGTGAGCTTTGCATGTAGTTGGGCGTTTGCAGAAATGAAACAAATGGAAGGCAATGCCAAGATCATTAAGTTGATTGCACGTGACGAGAACTTGCACCTTGCAAGCACACAGATGTTGTTAAAGATTCTCAAGAAAGATGATCCAGACTATGCAAAAATTGCAGAAGAAACAGAAGAAGCGTGTGTTCAGATGTTTGTAGAAGCAGTTGATCAAGAAAAGGCTTGGGCAGAGTATCTGTTCAAAGACGGATCGATGATTGGACTCAACACAGAATTATTGAGTGGATACATTGAATGGATTTGCACACGTCGAATGACTAATGTAAATCTAAAATCTCCATACACTACAAAGACTAATCCGTTGCCTTGGACACAAAAATGGATTAGTGGCAGCGAAGTACAAGTAGCACCGCAAGAAACAGAAATTACATCTTATGTCTCAGGCGGCACTAAACAGGACGTAAGCACAGACACTTTTAAAGGATTCAGTTTATGATTGAAATTTATGGCAAACCAGCATGTCCGCATTGTGATCAAGCAAAGCGGCTTTGCGAACAGCGTGAATTAGAATACAAATATTTTCAACTAGACATAGACTTTACTCGTGAGGAAGTACTAGAAATGTTCCCCGGAGCACGTACTTTCCCGCAGATTAAAGTTAATGGAACATCAATAGGCGGTAAGGATCAGTTAGGTACTTACTTAGAAGAAACAGGTTATAACGGAACAGGACATACTTTATGATTATTGAAACACCTTACAAAGAAGGCGATACAGTAAGTTTTAAACTTTCGAGTGGCGAGGAAATTGTAGCAAGACTCGAAAAAGAAGATGCAAAAACATACACGGTTAAGAAGCCAATGGTTCTTATTATGCAGCAACAGGGTATGGGTCTAGCACCATTTATGTTTAGTGTTTCACCTGATGCTAAATTTAACATACAAGCATCAAGTGTTAGTTGTGTAGCAAAAACTGAACAAGACATTGCTAAACAGTATACAGCAACTACCAGTAATATTCAGATGGCATAAATTCTCGCATAAATATATTATACTATAATGCGAGGAGTATAAATGTCAATCGCTGGCGCAAACATATTTGAAGAATCAACAACGGAAGGTGTAGGTCAAACTACAATTAATCATCCGGATATTGATACTGATCCGGGCAGTAGTCCACCAGATCACGTTCATATTGATTATGATCTTGCTCACAAAGCATGTCTAGCAGAAATAGCAAGTTTGTTTGAAGATATTCAAGCAGACTTGCGTATTATTACAGACAGAGGCGATACTAGAGCTAAGGGAATTTATACACGTCAAGCAGACACAGTTGTGCCTAATCCAGCTAACATAGCGGCAGCCGCCGCACAGTATGTCAACCTACAAGATTCAGGTATGCTAGACATCATTAATGCTGAAATAGGTAATCCAACTAACTTAGGAAACACTAGTGCTGCAAATTATAATGCATTAAGTAATACTACTCCAACACCATCTGCTACAGCCACAAGGCAACAGACACAGAGTCCAGGCTACGGAGGCAACGCAGAAGCAGTTGTAGGTCTCGACGGTGAAAAATATTTTGAAAACACAGTGCCACTAGACCAACTTACAATTACGGCAGGTTCAGCAGAAGGAAAGGTCATATATTCTATGACTGGAACAAGGACCCTGCCAATTCAAGCAGAGCTATTTAATATTTTAGAAACAGCAGCAACAACAGCAGGTGTTAATGTTCGAATCACTAGCGGCGGACAAGTTTCGACAAATGAAGGCGGCGTTGTTGGAAGAAATAGATCAGGATCTAATAGATTCGACAAAGGGTTTGCTGCTGAAATTAGATTAACAGATGACGCTGGTACAGAACTATCTACTCTTATACCTAACGATCTTGTAGTTATGATAAAGTTTGCTGAAGCATGCAAAGCAGCTGGCGCAACTGCGATTGGCATGGGAAATGGTTATTTAAACAACTTAGGTATGCATGTAGACATTGCATGGAAAGGTCAGACAGCTGGATATATATCTGGTATACTTCCTCTTAGGTATTGGGGCGGAACTAACGGAAAGACACCACCTAAGTATCTTTCAGATCTAATGGCTCCAAAGGATAACACAGCATAATGGCAGATCCATATCAACATTTAGACATGACTCCGGAATACAACCGGATCATAACAGCACTAACAGGTATACGTGACGACATTAGATTGTTGCGTACATTGCAAGAAGATCCTGAATCGGGTATTGTAACCAACGGAGTAATGAATGACTTTCAACGAGCAATGATTGCAGTTACATTGGGAGGAGCAGCTGGAAGTATTGCATCGGCAATCAATGCTGGTACGGTAAGTGTCAACGGCAGCGGCATTGCAGAACCAAGCGGTGATAGTAATGCTGACTTAAATGCAGAACGAGCTAGTATTTTAGCAGCATTAGGTGTTGAAGAAGATCCTGCTGATTTAAAAGTTCTAATGAGAGAAGCAGGATTTTACTATTGGGAAGCTAAAGGAACAGCAGGACCAGACGATGGACTTAGAGGATCAACTACTATAGTAACACCGTTTGCAAAAGGTGAACAACTAGGGTTTGATAATGAAGTAAATGGACAGATAACAGCAGGTTCGCCAAGCGGCCCGCCTGATCAAATTCCAAACCCGAGTAAGCCACGCAAGCGTTGGCCTTTTGCAAGACCAGAAGGGTCAACAGCATCACAAAATGCAAATCCAAATGCAGACTTAATTGATCCAGCAACCGGTCAAGTAATTGCACGTAGTCCGGAAGAGCAAGCAATTATTGATCGCTCAGGCACAACGCCGCCGCCCGCTATAGATTATAGTAATCCAGGAGCACAGTAATGGAACGTAGAGGATTATACAGACAAGGTGATTCGGACACTAGCAGAGACAGACCAGTATCATTTTCACCTAATGTATTTGCAAATGGCGGTCCGACACTCGGTGGTGCGATTACTGATGTATTGGGTCTTGATGATACTGTCGGTATTAGCGATGATGAAGCAAGAAGTATACTTGAAGGAATTGCAGCAGAACAAGCTGCTGGCGGAGACTATTATCTAAATGATCCGTTAGAAGGACGCGAAGTAAGTCCAAATACAGGACAGCCACCTGGTGCGGCACCAGGATCAGATGCCGCAACAGGTGCAGACGCTCAAGTTGATGCAAGTATTCCAGTACCAACATCAGAATGGATCAATGTTCAATCCCATGTAAATCCAAGAGTACTTCCTGAAGTGTGGACCAAACTTGAAAACTTTGCTATAAGTTTAGGACGTCCTATTGTAATGAACAGCGGATATCGATCTCCGGCATATAATGCAACACTCAGTGGTGCCGCTTCTAAAAGTGTACATATGAAACGAATGGCAGCTGATATACAATGGGGAACTTCTAACGTACAAGCACGTATTGACATGGTACAAAAAGCAATTGATGCAGGGTTTACAGGTATTGGATGTTATAATAGCTTTATACATGTAGACATTAGTACTAAACGTAGCTGGGGCGGAGCAAACAACAGCTATACATCTATGCCTGTGCAGTATATACCTGTACTAAAGGCTAATGGATTCCCTAATTATTAAATAGGTTGACAACTACTCATGTTTGTGTTATATTAGTGTATAATACAAACATGAAGAGGCACTATGAAATATAATAATCTTGAAGGCAAAAAAATAATTCTTACAGACTGCGACGGCGTAGTTATGAATTGGGAATACGCATTCTGCTGTTGGCTAGAACAACGTGGGTACACACAAATTGAAAATGGCAATTGGGAATATGATATTGCAAAACGATTTGGTATTACTCGAGAAGAAGCAATTAAACATGTGATTACATTCAACGAAAGTGCTGCAATGGGATTTCTGCCTGCGCTGCGTGATGCAATGTATTACGTCAAACGACTACACGAAGAACACGGATATGTATTCCGTTGCATTACAAGTATGAGCTTGGATCCAAACGCATACAAGCTTCGTAAAATGAATTTGGAAAAGCTGTTCGGCGAAACAGCATTTGAAGAATTAGTTTGTTTGGACACAGGTGCAGACAAAGATGCTGCACTTGAGCCCTATCGTGATAGTGGATTGTACTGGATCGAAGACAAACTATCTAACGCAGTACTTGGTTTAGACTTGGGTTTGAAATCAATACTGATGGAGCATGGATTTAACATGCACGATGATATCCCGGAAGGTATGACCAAAGTGGTTAACTGGAAGGAAATTTATGAACATATTACAGGAGAAAAAATATGAGCGATAAAACACAACATGAACAAATTGTAGAAGCATTTAATGCTTATCTAGCTGAACACGAAGCTTGGGAAAACAAGAACGTTAAAGCAGCAGCAACACGAGCACGTGGCGCATTAGGTAATCTAGGCAAGTTAACAAAAACTCGCCGTGCAGAGATCCAAGAACGTAAGAACTCACTGTAATGAGCGGGCAAAGACGTTGGCTCAGAACTTGGGCTAGAACTGTCGGAATGCCCGTTGGACTTACAGACGACGATAAGCCAGAGTTCCTTCCTATATCACAAACTGATGTAAAGAAGGCTTTGGCTTTTCGAACGTTCTGGATTGTATTGCATGTAGTAACATGCTGTATGATTATTATTGGCAATGGTCGCACACTTAATTTTTGGTAAAGAGAAAGACAATTTATGAATCCAACACCACGCGAAACAGACGAAGAATCAAAAAAAGCAGTAGAAGAATTTTTAGCAAATGGCGGAAAAATTCAACAGTGTAAACCATTTGCTCGTACTGAAGATTTACAAGTTAAAGGCGGCTTCTATGGCCGTAAACCAAAGAAAAAAGAAGAATGAACGTTGAAGAAGGCGACAAAGCCGTAATAGTTTTTAGTATCAATCCTAAGAATGTAGGACGAGTTGTTAATGTAGCAGAATACATCGGCAAGTTCAAAGAAGGCGAACAATTTGAAGCATACGGAATGACTTGTACTTGTGCAGTTCACGATCACTATTGGTGGATCGAAGCAGAGGATCTAAACATTCAATTAGGTCCATCACCCAAGGCATACATTGCTGACAGTTGGCTACGCAAGATTGTTCCTCCAAAAGATAAACTATCAACTAAGCATACTGAAGAACTAGACATCTTCACTTAAATATAGTATGAAATTAATTTACATACACGGCGCAACTGCAAGTGAACGCAGTTTCGCCTTTATACAAAAGAGCATACGCTCTAAAGATCCTATTTTTCTTAACTACGAAAAAGAAGGCACAGCAAAAGACAATCTTGCAGAAATGATCGAGACACTTAACAGTGTTAAAGATCCGTTGTTTATTGTTGCACACAGTCTCGGCGGTGTGTACGCAACTTATCTACAGCAAGAAGTTGATAATGTAAAAGGTGTAGTAAGTCTAGCAACACCGTTTAATGGCAGTGAAATAGCAACGTGGGGAGCAATGCTTAACCCTGGCTATCAATTGTTTAGAGACATTAGGACCAGCAGCGACTTCATAAGAACAAGCCGTAAGATAGATATCACAGTTCCATGGCTACAAGTTGTAACAACTGTAGGTGATGTTCCGTGGATACAAGGAACTAATGACGGCATTGTTACACGTTCAAGTATGATGTGTAGAGATGACATAGACTACACAGATATAGATCGCAACCATTACGAAGTTGTACTAAGCAAAAGAGTGGTTGACATCATCAAGAAAAGAGTGTATAAATAGTATTGTAATGTTGAAGCGATTTGACGACTGAACTGGACCCGGGGGCGGTACCCGGCGACTCCACCATAAGCACATCCTGGAAGAGCAGGTTGGTTACAAGTTGAAGGGTGTGTTTATGATGGGGTCGAAATAGGATCGACAGGCAGGATAGAAGAGTGGAGTTACCGGGATGTAAGCGCCGTACCGCGAACGAAAACTATAATTGCAAAAGCAAATTATTCATTAGCAGCCTAGGCTGTTACGAGGTAGTTAGACCTTGTTACCAAACATAGCAGGAAAGCACCTTCGGGTGCTTTCTTTTGTATAGGAGACACAGATTGAAACCTAATAATAACTTTGAACTTACAGTAAGAGACATTGAGGTTATAGAATCGGCACTAAGAGCAAAGGCTGGACGCCGAGGTTTGGCCATTGCTCAAGGCGAAGTATCAGAACAATCTCGTGCTGAAATGCATGAGATACAAGAACTACTGGGTAGGATACACAATCAAAAGAATTGGTACAAGCCCAAAGACGACCGCTTTCAAGGTGGCGGATAAGACTGTTGCACCATTGCAACACTAGTAATAATAATATAACAAAAGTTGCTAGATTCGCTCTAAACAGTCGACAAATAGCAAACAGAACGTATAATTAATAGTATGAAAGGGCAAGTTGTGAGCTTGCCCTTTTTTACGACACTACAATAAAAATAAGAAAGGTTTTTATAATGCGTAATGTATTTATTACAACAGTAGCCGCTTTGGCTATGACAGCATCAGCAGCACTATCTGAGGATGCAACAACAATGACATATGGTCCAGTAATTTCAGGTGAAGTTGCACTAGACTTTGCTGAAACAGCAGCAGGCGATGTAGCAGGTACAATGGGTATCGACTTAGGTGTTGATATGCAAGGTCTTGCAACAGTTGACCTAGACTTCGAAGTTGACGAAGATGGCAACGGATCACTAGCAGACTGGACAGTTGGTACAACTGTAGGCGCACTAGGCGTAGCGTTAGGCACAGACAATGGTGTAATGCCAGGTGCAGAAGGTGAGCAAACACTAGCAGCACCAGCAATGACTGAGTCACTAGCAGTAACAACAGGCGCTGCAACAGTAGCACTAGGTTTCACTGACTGGAACACAGACGTCACAGACATCAGCAACGTACAAGGTGCTTACACATTGAACGTAGCAAACCTAGATGTAACAGCAGCAGCTGACTACAACTTGGACACAGAAAACACTGTACTAGGTGCAGGCATTAGCGGTCTAGACTTAGGTATCGCATCAATTGGTACTGCAATGACTTATGATGTAGATGCAGAATCATTTGGCTTTGAAAATGTTGTAACACGTGGCGGCCTAACAGCATACCTAAACGGTGACGACACAGACTTACTACAAAACATCGGTGGTGAGTACACAATGGATGTAGCTGGTGCAACATTTGCAGCAGGTGCTAACTATGATGTAGATGCAGAAGACTTAACACCAACAGCAAGTCTATCATTTAACTTCTAAGTTAAACTAATATAAATTACGGCAACAAGGGCGGTGGAAACATCGCCCTTTATTCTTGGCTAAATAAACGTAGTACATAACTAAAAGGGGTGTTTGATGTGGGTATTTGACGTAGAAAACATCACCAAGGGCATAGGAGTAGTAACTGCTACATTTGCATTGATTGGTGGGGGTTACACTTTATGGGACAAGCTGGAGAGCAAAGACATTTTAACTTGGGCACCAGAACATTTTGAAGTATCAGATGGTCCAAGAGACGGATCGTTTGATGTGATTGTAGCAAGAGAAAAGCACAGAGATGATTGTAGTGTTGAAGGCTTCAGACTTGAAGTCAAAGACAGCAAGTATATGGTTCACACAGCAACACCAAGCATTGCTAAATTCTCTGGACCTGCAAGCGACAAAGTAGACAAGTTTGGATTTTCTTTTACAATAGACAAAGAACACATTGATATGATAAAACCTGGCACTGCAACATTGCTTGCTCACATAGATTACTTGTGTCCGGAAGGTTCAGTAGTTGTAAACTATCCGGATCATAAAAACTTGGAGTTTGAAATAAAATGAACGCAAAATTTGGAATAGGTGTTGTTATAGCAATCGTTATGCAAGTAAGTGCATTTGTATGGTGGACAGCACAACAAGCACAAACAATAGAAACACTCAAGGACGAAGTAAGTGAACTAACAAGTCGTATGGCAGTTGAAGATGAAATCAATATGGCACGTGACCTAAAAGATATGAAAGAACAACTTGCAGAACACGAAAAATGGATTACTGAAAACTATGAAGAAATTTTAATGTTAATTGAATTTGCAAAGTTTACAGAAAACAAATGGGCAGACTCGTATGCAACAGACGACACATACGAACGCAAATGGGGTAACAAACCCCCACAAGAATAAGCATTTAAACGGAGGGCTAAAATGCAAACACAAAA